GACTGCCGCGCCGAGTTCATCTGCGACATCGAGAACACCATCCGGTCGGGCAACTGGGGATTCATCGACCCGCAGTTCGAGATGATGACCCCCTACATCAAGCGCACGAAGGCCGACATCGCCTACAAGGCCATCGAGCTCGGCGTTCCGTTCCACGAGACCTGGTCCTGCTACAAGGGCGGGCACCAGCACTGTGGCAAGTGCGGCACCTGCGTCGAGCGCCTCGAGGCCATCGACCAGGCGCTCACCCGGTGGTCGATGTCGGACCACGACATGTACGGGAAGGTTCCCGTCGACTCCACGATGTACGAGGACAAGGACTTCTGGCGTGAAGCAGTCCTTAACAGGTAAGTGTCCGTACTGCAAGTCAAGGACAGCCGGCGTGATCTATCTCGGATACAACAGAGAGCAAGGCGTCTACGTGTACAGGTGCAAGCGAGTGACCTGTGTGGCCAAGTTCTTTGTCGAGCTCGAAGGTCTTCCTGAGTGAACTGCGTCGACTGTTCCAGCGAAGACGTAGAGGTCCTTGAGTACGACAAGGACGAGGACCTCTACGTCTACCGCTGCAACAACTGTGGGATCCAATTCACCCTCGAGGATGACACGGAGACCTGGAAATGAACTGTCCGAGCTGCAGCAGCGAGAACACCACGGTCATCGAGGTCGGTGAGACTGACGACGACACGCTCTTCGAATGTGACGACTGCCTCGATCAGTTTCTCGGAGAGGAAGCGTAATGAACTGGGGCACCTTCTGGACCATCCTGGCACAGACCGGAATCGTGCTGGTGGTCTTGATCTTCGTGGCAGCCGCCTTGGCTGTCATCGTTCCTGACCTCCGGAACGTTTTCGGAAAGAAAAAATAAATCTCTCACACGAACGCCCTTGTGTGATCACTACGCGTTAGCGTATACTTGAGCGAGAGCGTGTGAGAGAAAAGAGGAACCGGATGACTTATAGAACGGGATTCATCGGCGCGACGACCGAGGCAGCGACTGCCTGGGTTGGTAGTCAGGTCGAAGACGCCAAGCGTATCATCGTTCCCTTCGCCGGCTCGGGTAGGGACATCCAGTCCATGGCGGGACCTGAGCGGACGATCGTGTCGTGGGACACGCAGCACTACAGCGCGGCGATCGTCAACGGGGTCTTCGCCGCGAAGAGCGTCGAGACGAACGTCGACAAGATCCGGTACCGCAAGGGCTGGACCTACGAGAACCGGCCCATCAAGAACATCGACGAGCGATGCGCCGGCTTCATCGACTGGGTGGCCGACGAAGGTACCCTGTTCGACCACGCGTGCATGGCTTCGGCGATCGTGCGATCCACCCTGATGGGTCGGATGACCCAGTGGTACGCCAACGTCGAGACCCTGTACAAGCGCTTCCTGAAGGCACGGGAGTACAACAGCACGTTCATCGGGCAGCCGGGTGAGTTCGTCCATTACGAAGGATCCGTCTACGACGACTTCGAGTCGGACGCCATCAAGACGGACAAGTACGACCTCATGCAGGTGGACCCGCCGAAGATCGTTGTCGGCGGGGACGTGTACTCGGCGAACTTCGACTTCCTGAACAAGGCACTCCACGGCACGGTGGAGGAGCTCCCGAAGTGGAACTGGCGCGACTCGCTCGAGCTCTTCCGAAAGCTCATCATCGGTGTCCACGCCGAGCGTGTCGTCTTCCTCTACGTCAGCGGCGTCCGCCCGGCGCACGAGGACGTCCGAGCCATGCTGGAGCAGTACGGGACGATCGAGGAAGAGAAGGCGTTCGACCACCGCGGCCGCACCGACTACGGCATCGTTCTTCGGAGGGACGCATGAGCTGGGAACAGGTGCCCGACACGTGGGCGATCATCCCCTGCACGAACCAGAAGACCAACACTCCGGGCAAGGCGCGCAACGTCTGGAACGGTAACCACTTCCAGCTGACGCTCGCCGTCGTGGAACTGTACTTCCCGAACGTGCTGATCATGTCGTACAAGTACGGACTCATCGATCCGGACCAGTGGATCGAGCCGTACGACATCGACATCAGAACTGCTTCCGCTGCGGACAAGCTGAAGTGGTGGTGGAAGATGCGTGACGACATCGCCGAGCTGTGCGAGAAGAAGCCCCTCCTCGTCGCGATGTACACCGGCGACGTCGAGCGCGAGCGGATCCTTCGGGAGTTCGTCAAGCACGACGTGAAGCAGATCATCCTTCCCTGGGAAGGCAAGTCCATCGGCAAGCGGATGCAGGCCGCCTACGATGGCGAGGCTCCCTTCGACCCCGAGAAGGCACGCAACCACGAGTACGACCTCCCCGACGACTACGACAAGCCGACGGAGACCGGTGGCACGAACAAGTACCTTCCGCCGCCGACCCAGCTCACCGACGACATCAACTGGGAGTAACGTGACCATCGTAGGCGAGACGACGATCAGCGTTCGGCACAACTTCGAGACGGCGCACCGCCTCTACCAGACTCCGGGCAAGTGTGAGAACATCCACGGGCACTCCTTCTGGTGCGACCTCGAGCTCGTGGGGAACGTCGGAGCGACGGGCATGCTGGCCGACCTCGACTTCGGCGACGTGAAGAAGAAGTTCCGTTCGTTCCTGGACGAGAACTTCGATCACCGCACCCTCTTGAACAAGATCGACCCGTGGGCTGGGCAGCTCCTCTTCGCAGGAGCGAACGCTGACGGACAGGCACACTTCCTTCCGGGTCTCTTCCCCACCGAGGGAGACCCGACGACAGAGAACATCGCCTACTGGATCGCGACCTGGGCACTCCAGGCCTTCCCGTGGGCAGTCGAGCACGTGGTGGTCAAGGTACAAGAGACGGCGGTCAACGCGGCGACGTGCTCCTTGTCACGCTAGCAATCTGGGACGCAATCGTAGTAAGCCTAGCCGGCACCTGGTGCTGGGTACTCGAAGGGAATGATAGTGAGCGACGACAAGATCAGGAAGAGCGTGGACCCCTTCTCGAGGTCGGATGCCCTGACGGATGCTGCATCGCACGTTCTGTCCGAAGCGGCGGGCCTGGAGATCGAAACTCCACACGGGCGCGACACTCCTCGTCGCTACGTGCAGATGCTGAAGGAGCTGACCACTCCCGAGGAGTTCAAGTTCACCACCTTCCCGTCGCACAAGGTCGACGAGATGATCACCGAACTGGACATCTCGTTCGTGAGCCTGTGCAACCATCACATCGTTCCGTACTTCGGCGTGGCGCACATCGCCTACGTGCCGGACGAGCTCATCGCGGGCCTGAGTAAGTTTGCTCGCACCGTTCGGTACTTCGCCGCGAGCCTCTCAGTCCAGGAGGAGCTGACCGACAACATCGCGCAGTTCCTCAACGACCAGCTGTCGCCCAAGGGCGTCGGCGTCGTGATGGAAGCCGAGCACCTCTGCATGACCATCCGCGGAGTCAAAGCGCCGGGCACTCGTACGCGTACGGCCAAGATGATGGGGGTGTTCGGAGACCACAACAGAACCGCCAAGGCGGAGTTCCTCGCCGCGATCAACGGCCGACGATGAGTACGCCGTTCGCCGACAAGACTCCCATCGAAGTCGACACGGTGGTCGTCGTGGACAAGTACGGTGTCGACGAGGAGTACAACACCAAGACTCATCCCGGCATGAAGGCGGAGCTCGTCGACGTCGGAGGTCAGGTAGAGCTCGTGGTACGTATCCCGATCCCGCCCGGCAGCAATCCGCAGACAAGGCAGGCACCACGTGGATGAGGTAGGCGTCACCCTATCGGTGTTCACAGACGACAAGGACGCTCTGGCGAAGGTGCTCGAGACCTTCAAGAACGTGGCGTACGGTATGGCACTGGAGGGTGTCTCCGTAAGCGTCAGCGTTCACCGGACGGAAGATGAAGTGGAGAACGAAGATGCCGACGGTTGAGGAAGCTCTTCACTGGGCAGACGGTATCCCGCAGCAGTGCCTGGACGATGGAGCCAAGTGGTTCCCCGACGCACAGACGCCGATGGACATGGCGCTCGGTCTGTGTGGTGAGGCCGGCGAGGTGGCCGAGGTCATCAAGAAGCTTCGGCGGAAGAGCATCAGCTTCTCGGAAGCACAGGAGATGATCAAGGGCGAACTCGCTGACGTCTTCACGTACTTGATGGCCCTCTGCGGCATGTACGAGGTCAACATCTACGACGCCTACCACGAGAAGCGATTCGACAACGACGGAAGGCACAGCAAGTGAGCGACGAGACCAACCCGCTGGTCGACCTTATCACCGAGGCGAGCGCCGAGTACGACAGGCGTGTCCAGGAGCGCCACGACATGGGCGCCGAGAAGTACGGGCAGCTGGCCTTCCTGGGAAAGAACACTCTCGAGGAGGCCATGCAGGAGGTCCTCGACCTCGGCAACTACGCTCGCTACACCTTCATCCGGCTGTACATGATGAACGCCCAGCTCGACGAGAAGTACGGCGAGGACGCTCCTCCTGGAGGCTTCCAGCCGAACAAGCCGGGACTCAGCCCCAGCCTTCCCAACATGTTCGGAGGCAAGTCGTGACCAGCCTCGCACTGATCCCGCCGCATGAGTACGCCCTCGCCAGCATCAACAAGGACCAGACGTACCTCTTCCTCCCCCAGTTCCTGGGTGACACCGACTACAAGGAGTACGTGAAGACCGCACGCAACACGGCTCGATGGACGATACTCGACAACGGCGCCTTCGAGGGAGCCACGATCGACGGACTCGATCTCGTCTCGCTGGCGTCCTACTACAGCATCGACGAGGTCGTCGTACCGGACGTTCTCGGTGACGCGGAAGCCACGCTCAGGTCTCTGGGTACTCTCATCGAGGACCTGGACCCCGACGAGTGGCACAACCGTCGCTACGCTGTCGTCGTGCAGGGCACTTCGTACGATGAATGCTGCAGCTTCATCGACCGCGTCGTGATGATGAAGAACACCTACGCCCTGTCGGGGCTGAAGACCTTCTGCATTCCCAAGCACCTCGGCAAGACCACCTACGGCAACGAGATCACACGGTCGACCATTCGCCTCCGCCTGGCGAACTACATCCACTCCAAGCACACGGATCGATTCGAGGTTCACTTCCTCGGCGCGATGCCGAACTACATCGGGGAGCTGGCTCACCTCCAGACCTACAACGTGCGCAGCGTCGACACGAGCATGCCGTACGTCTACGCGCTCGCCTACGAAGACCTTCCCAAGTGGAAAACACCTCCCGACATCGAGCGGCAGGAAGGGTACTTCGACATGGTGTTCGACCCGCACCAGAAGGCCCTCGCCGACGCCAACGTCGCGTACCTCCGACACGTCATCAACAATGACTGAGCTCGCACTCAACGAACCAGCCTTTCGGCAGCGGCTGGACGAGTACCTCTGGGTCACCCAATGGGAGCTGCAAGGCCAGTACAGTATGCTCCCCGGTCTGCACGGTGCTAGCCCCTTTAGCACAGAGCTCCGGATCTGTGCAATGGTCAAGCCCGTCGGTGTCCAGAAGGGTGACTCGGATGTCGCCATCAGACACAAGCTGCTCCTGTCTTACGAGTGCGTCGTCAAGATCCTGACCGACATGGGTGTCCAGTGGGCAGCGTACCCGACACTCCAGATCGGCGGAATGGTCGAGCGCACGTTCGACGGAAAGACCCACCTCATCACTGAGGCCCGTGTGGAGCTTCTGATGGGAGTCCGGAATGAGTGACAATGACGACATCATCAACGCAGCCGAAGAGGCACTCGCCGATGCAGTCAAGGGCGTTCGGAAGCATCCTCACGCCAAGTGCGAAGAGTGCCCTCTTCGAGAGTCTGGCCTCTTTGTTCCCTCCGATGGACCAGCGAAGGCAAGCATTGCATACGTTGGGGAGGCTGCTGGTAGGAACGAAGTCAACATCGGCAAGCCCTTCGTCGGACAGTCAGGCAAGCTCCTCGACCGAGTCAACCAGCACAACCAGATCGAACGCAAGGACATCTTCCTCAGTAACGCCACGCTTTGTCGTCCAAGCGGGAGGCAGAACACTGCTCCTCCTGCGGCCGCGATCGCTGCGTGTCGGCCCCGTCTCGTTCACGAGCTACAGGAACGCGGCGTACAGACAGTGGTCGCTCTCGGCAATACGGCCTCCCAATCGCTACTCGGGTCATCTGAGGGTGTTTCCAAGCTCAGGGTTGGCTTCGGAAAAGAGAGTAAGTACCTCCCGGGAGTCCGGATTCTTCCAACTTTCCATCCGGCTGCCTGTCTACGGAGTCCAGACTTTTTTCCTTCACTTGTCCGAGACGTCGGCAAGATCAAAAGGCAGCACGTAGCGTGGAAGCCGCCGGAGTTCAAGGTCTTCGATGAGCCTGACACGGCAATCGCGGTCCTGAAGGAGCTGGCAAAACACCACACGGACCGCCTGGTCATCGACATCGAAACGGACACCGACAAGGACGAAGCCTACGACCACCCGAACAACTACGAGATCCTGTGCATCGGGATCTGCTACCAGAAGGGCAAAGTCGTTGTCATCGAACGCAATGCCCTGAAGGACAAGGGTGTCATCGTCTGGCTGCGGAAGCTTCTCCAGTCGAAGAAGCTCGGTGCCCAGAACGGCAAGTATGATCTCTCTGGTCTATATCCTCTTCTGGGAGGGCTCGAGCTCTGGTTCGATACCATGCTCGCGTCGTACGCAAAGGACGAGCGCCGAGGCATTCACGGTCTCGCTACCCAGGGCATCGAGATCCTAGGCACACCCGACTGGAAGGGTGTGCTCGACATGTGGAGCCCAGCGAAGAACGGCTACAGTGTCGTCCCACCCGATGTACTCGATCGGTACAACGCTTACGACTGTGCGGTCACGTGGGACCTGATCGAGTACTACGAAGAGAAGCTGACGCCGGCTGAGCGTCGAGACCACGACCATCGGGTCATGGCTGCCAACCAGCTCATGTACGTCGAGCTGAACGGCATCGCGATCGACTTCGAGTACAACACCAAGCTGATGACAGAGTACCTGGATCGGCTGGCTCCACTCGAAGAGAAGATGCAGGCATGCATCGACAAGGCATTCCTCACTGAAGACGGTGGAGCGAAGTACGTCCACCCAAACTTCAACCCGCGCAGTCCGAAGCAGGTGCAAGAGGTCCTCCGCGCCTTCGACGTACGTGTCGTCGACACTCGAGAGGACACACTCAAGCTTCTGACCGAGCGCATCCCTCCGGACTCGTATCTCTTCGAGTTCCTTTCCCTGATGCTCAAGCATCGCCGAGAAGCAAAGCTGTACGGGACCTATGTCAAGGGAATCAGAAAGCGTCTTTTTCGAGGACGAGTTTACCCTACTTTCCTTCTCCACGGGACTACGACCGGACGGCTCGCTTGTAGGAACCCTAACCTTCAAAATATTCCCCGAGAAAGCAGCATCCGCGCTCAGTTTGTTCCAGGAAGACCTGGACGAGTTTTCGTCCAGTGTGACTACTCACAGGCTGAGCTTCGAGTACTCACCTGGCTTGCTCAGGAAGAATACTTCCGGGCCATCTTCAACGACCCAACTCGAGACCTCTTCGACGAGCTCGCCCCAGTCCTTTATGGGAACCTTGATGGCCTCGACCCTGCGGCTCGAAAGGAGAAACGCATTCGAGTCAAGGCCTATGTGTACGGACTGTCCTATGGCCGAGAGGCAGGCTCGATCGCCCAGGAGTTCCGCATCCCGGTGGCGGAAGCTTCTTCAGGCATGGAAGCGTTCTTCGGAGTCATCCCGAACGTCGTCTCCTACCAGAAGTCAGTCTGGGACCAGATCAAGTCGGGGAGAGATCTGCAGACCCCCTTCGGACGGAAGCGACGCTTCTACCTGATCACGGACGAGAACTTCACCGACTGCTACAAGGAAGGTCTGGCGTTCCGCCCGCAGAGCATCTCGTCGGACATCTGCCTCCGAGCCTTCTATCGTGTCAGGCCTAAGCTGAAGGGCAAGGCTCTGATCCGTAACCTCGTCCACGACTCCATCCTCGCCGAGTGCGAACCGGAGGATGCGGAAGAGGTCTCCAAGACCCTGAACGACTACATGCTCGAGTCGGCGTACGACCTGGTAGGTGACTATGTCCAGTTCAAAACGGACGCAACGGTCGGGACGAACTGGGGCGCGCTTTAGGACCAGCGAGATCCTGTACGCCATTGGATTCGCTATCCTCTGGTCAGCCGCGATCCTCTTCATCTACTTCGGCTAATGAGAAGGAAGACGGGCAAGACCAAGGGTGAGGTCCTTGCCGAGATTGCAGCCCGACGACCCGCGGAGTGCAGGATGTACTTCAAGGTCACCCACTCCGTGGTCGTCGTCAGCTGCCAGAAGCATATACACTGGACAGAGCCCATGGAGGGAAGACCGATCCCCTGGGCCCGTAACAAGTTCGAGGAGCACAAGCGTGGTCAGACCGAGAAGGGAACTGACGGAGGAAGAGAAGGCGGCGTGCGGGAAGAACGAGTTCATCGACCCGAACGGCTACATCAGGATCCGGGACCCGAAAGCCAAGGGCGGGAACGTGATGAAGCACCGCCGAGTGATGGAGGAGAAGCTCGGTCGTCCGCTCCTTCCCAACGAGAAGGTCAAGAGGAGGGACAACAACAAGCTGAACAATGAACCCGACAACCTCTACGTCGTGCTCAACGGACAGCCGGACCCTCATGCTCACGAACGTCGTCTTCTGACTGAACGCGCCAAGCTGCAGAAGCGCATCGACGAGATCGACCAAGAACTCAAGCTCATGACTGGTGAGCTGGTAGCGGACAAACCGTGGGACTAGTCCAGCATCACCAATCGCGAGAGCTGAGCTCTATTTAGAACTAGCTCTAAACGAAGTTCTAAACAATGACAAGCTTAGGCACAGCGCGGACTGATGTGTTAGTGCAGCTGTTTAGAACAAGGTGTTTAGAACAGCTTAGAACAAATCTTAGAGAACAAAGAGGACGTTAAGACCAATGAGACTCGTGTACGCTGGACGTCGTAAGGGTAAGACTACGGCATGCATCGAAGCCGTCAGGAGGACGAACGGGCTGCTACTCGTTTCCAGCTACCGCGAACGAGACAGGATCATCAAGGACTTCGGAAAGAAGGACAAGAGCGGTGTCTACCACGGAATCCAGCCTCGCCAAGTCATCACCGTCCAGGACCTCCACTCCGCAAGGTTCCGAGGAACCAAGCACGCGCCCCGCGTCATCATCGACAACCTCGAGCTGGTCATCGAGCAGCTCGTTGGTCTACACGTTGACGTGGTCACCACCTCCGTCGACCCCGAAACCGTCATCGGCCACCAGGCTCGAGTCCTCGCCGAAGGCGGCGTGGAGGAGGACACCGAGGGAGTGGTGGAAGTGGCTCGCGCTCTTCCAGTAGGGGAGATCATCGAACGGAAGCGACAGGAACTCTTCCCCGGAGTCGCCAACCCGGAAAGGCCTCAGCTGTGAGGGTCATGGCGCTCGACCCGGGAGGAGGGACGGGCTGGGCCGTGTGGAGTGGTGACCGCGACAAGGCGTGGGATCCTGACAGCGTCGAGATGGGTGTCCTTAGCGAAGAGGACCACCATCATCACCTCGACTGTCTGCTTCGAGACAAGCTGACATGCATGGTGCCTCCACCCATCACCGTTCACATCGAAGGCATTCACGCCAGCCCTTACATCCGAGCTGCGCGCCGAGATGCACACCTGGTCGTCGAGCGGTTCGATCACACCGACAACAGAGCCGCTGACCTGATCAGCAACGAGTACATCGGCGTCGCCAAGGGCTTTGCACAGAAGTTCAACGTGCCCCTCAAGCTGGTGAGTCGCTCCAACAAGGACGTCACTTACCTGAAGGGAAAGAACCTCAAGGACTTCGGTCTCTGGCACGAGAGCAAGGATGCCAGAGACGCTGCACGGCATCTCGTCTGGTACCTGATCTTCGAGATGCGGTACCAGTCCTCCCTGTACTACCGGCGAGTGCACGGAGGATAAGCATAATGCAGGCCCTCGCTCTGGAGGGACGCTACACGCGCGGGCAGCAAACGCGAAGCGGAGCGAGGGCCTGCGGCCTGGTGGTTACTCGAGCGGACCCGAGCTACCGCGGGATGGCGGGTCGTTGTAGGTGGGGAGACCCGTACTGGTCCGAGGCGGGATGGTGCCCCCGCGCGCCGGGTTGGAAGTGTTCACGTACCCCTTGTTGGGCACGAAGTAGACGATCACGGCGCCGACCACGGCTGCGATGATCTTGTGCCACTCGTCACCGGTGATCGTTCCGTCGGTGGTAGCGGCCTCGATAACGAGGTAGACCGGCACGAGAGCCGCACCGATCGCCTTCGCGTACTTGAACGCTTTCACGTACCAAGGCATGGCTGCCTCCTACTTGTACATGATGACGTAGGACTCGGACACCGTCAACGCGGCCCCCGACTTGTTGAGAAGATCCACACGGGCCTTCGTGTCCTCGCTCAGCCGCACCTGAAGCGGTACGAGCCAGCGATCGACGCCCTCCGGGATCTGCGTTGCGCGGACGTCCCTGACCCACTTGTTCGAGTCGCGCTCGTAGAAGGCCAGGGCGCAGTACACGCCCTTCGGGACGGGGCCGGCGAAGAGGAACTCCGCCTCGAGCAGGTAGCCGGCCGAGTCCCCCTTGACGAAGATGCTGGGGTACCTCGTGCCGTCCTTGGCCGCGTCGCTGTGAACGTTGTCCTTGTCGTAGTACTCGATCTCGTACGACATGGAACTGCGCGCCGGAGTCTCGGCGCTCCCTGCCGGTACGTTGTGGGGCTTCTTCATGCCCATGTCCAAGACGAGAAGCATGGCGCCCGCTCCTTCCGTGTTGATGTAGGCCGGGACGAACCAGACGCTGACGAACTTGCTGTCGCGGTGCTCCCGCTGGCACTTGTCGCCGATGTTGCCTTCGAGGCTGTAGAACGTCTTGCCGTCCGAAGCCTCACAGAGTCCGACGTGGTCGCAGCTCGTCGTACCCTTCGCGCCATCCCAACGGTAGCCGACGATGGCACCCTTGGTTGGGATCCCGCCCGTGTGGATCTTGTAGCCGAAGGCCTTCGCCCAAGCGAACAGGGCTGGCACGTAGGCGTAGCCCGTACCATTGACCACCGGCTTCTGCTGCCCAGAGTCCCAGGCTGCCCGAGTGATGGTTGCGGCACACCAAGCGAACTTGTCCGTGCCGATGTGGAACTTCTTGTTGTACCAGCCGGTGATCACCGGAACGTAGTTCGAACCGTCGGGGTGCTCGACCTGGCCGAGGTAGGCCTTCATGGCCTTGATCATCGCGTCACAGCCGTTGACTACGACTGGAGCAGTGGGCGTACTAGACGCGGGCGATGATGTGCCGGTTGACGTCCCTCCGACGTAACCGTAGTTGGCTGCCCAGGCCTCATCGATGTCAACGTCGATGGGCCAGCCGGAGTACTTGACCCCGTTCTTCACCTGACGAAGCACCGTGCGCTCGTCGGTGTTCCACTTGCCACCTGACCAGGCGTAGGTCTGCCACGCCTTGCTGACCAGGTTTCCCTTCAGGCATCCATCGACGACAGCCTTGCCGCCGTAGACACCCGTCTTGTCGACTCCCCGGACCGAGTTGATGCCCTGGAAGTATCCGGTGATGTGCGGGCCGACCGTGGTGTCGTAGTCGACTGCGTAGTAGACGAACGAGTCCGTCGGCAGTCCGTACTTGGCGAGGAGGCCGTTGACTGACTTGGCGTCCTCGACGCCCGCCGACTTCCCGCTTTCGGGACGGTTGCCCTGCTTCTCGTACACCAGCACGAGCTTGATACCGGCGGCCTTGAGCAGTGCGTACTCAGCCTTGGCGATGTCCTTGCTCGCGTAGCCACTGAGGTAGCGTACGACGAACTCCATCCCCTTGGACTTGAGTTGCGTGATCGATGGCCGGCTCACGGAGCTCGAGTAGTCGACTCCGTCTGCGACCTTAGTTGAAGCCATCTGGCGGCTCCCAGTTCGGGTCCTGTGATACGTCGGGGTCGATGCCCGGCACCACTACTGGCTGCTTCTCCAGCGGGTAGTTCCGGTACTTGTCGGCCTCGGCCTCGTCCCACTCGTCGCTAGACGACTGTGTGTCCGTTGCCATTCCCGTTCTCCTTGAGTTCCTTCACTTGGTTGAGTGCGTGGTCCAATTGCTGCTGCACCATCCCGAACCGCTCCTTGAGGATCAGGAGTTCCGACTCGAGCTCTCGAATGCGGGCATCCTTGGCTTCGACACTCTCCGATAGTCTTCTGATCTCCCTTCGGTCGCTCGACTGGTCCCGCCGGAGTTCTACCAGTTCATTCTCGGCCCACTGTAGGGAACTTGTCAGCAGTGTTACCGCTTGGGAAGCCCCACCGAGAATGACCTGCTCGACTTCGACGGGCTGCTTCTGGGCCTTGAGATCCAACTCTTTCCGGGTCGTCCTGGCGTGGTACAGCTGCACAGCGGTGCCAGCAAGACCGCTGCCCAGCAAAGCAGTGATGACAGAAGAGATGAGTGTGTTACTGACGCTCACGTCTACCGTCCTCCTCCAGCTGGATAGCCAGGCGTACCTGCTTCACGATCTGCTGAGTTGCCCAGAAGCGCGCACCGCACGCGAACGTGAACATAAGGTAGACGCTGGCACCGAATAGAGCCTGGGTCCCGATGACGTAGATCGCCAGCACGGCGACTACAAGAGCAGCCAGGCCCAGCGGAATCAGGCCAGCAGCTTCGACCATCAGTCCCTCTATGTACCGCCTCCTTGCCTTGACGTGACGAAGAAGAATGCCTATGACGACGAGAGTCCCGCCGAGACCTAGGGAACCGCCCCAGAGTCGAATGCCCGTGGTAGACAGAACCACCACAAGCGACCCTGGTGCAGGCACAGCCCTGATGACCAGAGGGATGCCAGAGATCATGCACAGTACTGCGATGAAGAGCTTGAACTGGTCCTCCATCAGTACACCTCTCAACCACAGGGGCATCCGCTTCTTCACGGCATCTCCTAGCTGGCGGTAGGATAGTACATGGTAATCGCAAGGAAGTCTCCTGTCGCCCAGGTGATAGGGTTTCCGGTCCCTACACCAGTTACGCCCTGGCCGCAGAAGAAGACGATCTGGTTTAGCGTCGGGTCCCAGAACTGCGAGACGCCCGTGTACCACGTCGAAGCTGAAACATCGTGGACAAGGCACGTACCTGTAAAGACCCCAGGCACAGCGCTCATCTTGAAGGGTGTCGAGAAAGTCCAGAACCCTGTGCCAGCGGTAGTTGTCGAGCCCCACGTCAGCGTGTAGTTGACCCAGCACATAAGGCCGTCACGTCGATAGGTGGAGACGAGTGTACCGTTACCCAGTGCGGGCTGAGTACCTGAACTAACCCACAGTGTGTCAAAGGACCGAAGCATGCTTCCGTCCTTACGGAAGCCGTCGACCTTCTTCTGCAAGTCGTTGATCTGACGTGCTGCATCGTAAGCGGGGATCCGCTGCGGCTTGTTTTTCATCCGTTTTGCATCCCTGCCGTGTCGTCTTCCTGGAGTACCAGCGACACAGCTTCTGTCGCGTCCGACTCACCGGGCTGCACGTTCCAACCAACCACACGGACTACCTGTTCGATTCCTTCGGGGAACCTCGGATCCTGGATTTGGATCCTCGCGTCGTCACCAAGGCCGTAGGTGCCGAAGACGGGATCCGCGACAGGGTCGATCTCAAACGTGTGGGTGATTGTGGGCACTGGCTTGGATGCCAGATCCGACCGAGCGTTGGAGTCGATCGTCGTTTGTACGATCACACCCGAATGGCTCGTGACGCTATCCAGTAGCGGGTATCCTGCGTCAGTGCTCGTTGTGTCTTCCGCTACACCCCAGATGACAGCGGTGGAGTCACCGGTGTCAGTTGGTCCAGGTACGGGCTGGATGGTGATTGTGCCGTCTGCGTCACCTGTGGCGAATGCTCGGTTAGCTGCATCAGACACGTTCTCGGTGTAGTAGTAGTTCAGGATGTTGCCTGGGTAGTCAAGCACCAGGTCAGTGAAGTCGACAATGTTGCCTAGGCGCGGGTACCCGAACACAAGCTGCTTGACGGGGTTACCGAACCCATCCTCGTACGTGTCGATGAAGAACTCGCACGAGTCGTCATAGTTGTCGCAGATGTCATCGATCGTCGAACCGTACGTAGCGAACGAGTAGGGGTCGAAGACATAGGTCCTAACGACGTCGTTGGCAGGGAATGAAGTCGCTCCGTAGACGTTGATGTTTCCGCGTGGGTCAGACCACTGGAGGTCTGTCCAGAGGTCCTGGATGATGCGACACTGAGCTTCGTTCAGTGTGACCTTAGTCTTGGTGTCGCCTCGGAAGATCCTCTTGTAGGCGTAGCTCTCCCATGTCTGAGCACTGAACTGGAGAGCCTTGCCCTGAGACTGGTACCACCTCGACCAGATGATTCCGCCCCAGACGATCTTGTCCTCACGGTAGATGTACAAGGCAGTCTTGCCCGGTGTGGTCGCTTCGAGGAGATCGTCGTTGTCAAGCCGCTGGTTGTCCAGGCTCGAGCTCCCCTGCATGTTGCCAGCCTTGTTCAGCTGACGGTCGAAGTTAACGCCATGCAGAGGAAGCTCGTTCAGGATGACTCCAGTTCGGAGGTCCTGAGCCAGGTACGTGTAGATCGCGGCCATGTCTCACGCCATCTCGACTGCGCCGGAGATCACGAAGGTGGCACCGTTGGGGATGTTGCTGCCGACGTAGTCATCCAGGTCGCCGTCGGGCAGACCGGTGTTGGAGGGGAACTTCATGATGTCGATGCGTGCGCCGGAGCCACCCGACTGGATGAGGCCGACGCCCGTCGCCTGACCGGTACCGGAGTTCTGGAAGTACCCCGTCAGCACCTGCCGAACGGTACGGAGCGGGGTGAAGGGGAGCGACACCGTCCAGGTGGTCGAGCCCGAGCCCGCGTGCGTCGTGTGGAGGTGGATGTTGACCCAGGCGGTCTTCTCACCGATCGTCTGCCACCGAGCGACGTTGACATCGAACGTGGCTGCACCCTGCCCCGTGTGCGACGGTGTGAAGGACTGCCAGCCCTTGTTCGTGATGAACCGGTAGGCGGTACCGTCGTAGATGTACGCGGGCAAGTTGCCGTTGTCATCCATGATGATGGTGCCGATGGACGGGTTCGTCGGGTGCGAAGAGCTGTTGGTCCGAATCGCTACACCGCCCTGACCGATCCAGGGCCGTGCGTCGGCGACCTTGCCTGTCAGGTTGGTGATGTTCGGGTCGATGCTGATGTACGCCAGCGGGATCGCCCGAGACGGTAGTGTCGGCAGCGGAGCCGGCGACGTCGCGTTGTTGGCGCCCTTGGCGATACTCATCTGCCAGAGCGAGGACGCGTCGCCGAAGGCGGTGTCGAGCACCTGCGCGTAGACGATGTCACGACGGAAGAGCGTCGAGCTCGCCGGGTCGTGCGTCTGTGCGAAGCTGGCATCGTTGTAGCACACGTACGGGCCAGCGAAGGCCGAGGCGTCGTTGCCGATCACGCACAGACCGGTGTCGACGAAGGACTGGAGCGTTGAGCCACTACCAGTCACCTGCAGCCGACCACCATAGCCGGGCACGACACCGCTGCGCCCACCGGTGTCACCGAGCGTAGCGCCGCCCAGCATCGCCATGGTCGACCGACGGAATACTGCCGCGGAATGATCAGTGCGGGACTGCATCCACGCGGGCGGGTTAACTGCTGTCATTGTCCCTCCCTAGTACCAGGTGTTGTACACGCTCGCCGAGAAGATTGCCCCACCGAGTCGAAGCACATCCCCCGTCACTGGGTTCGTCCCAGCTCCCGGAGAGAACGTTACGGTGGTGAAGCCGCCCGCCGAGCTCTTGCCTGTGACAGTGAATACAGTGGCTTCCCTGACTACACCGCCAGCATCGAATAGTCTGCCCGACTGACCGATCACGACGTCGGAGGCATCTGCGTCAGTGCCTACGATCGTTACGTTGTCGGCACTGTCCGACGTAGCAGTGATCGAGCCTGTCGAGGAACTGGATGCACCGAACAGGAAGATCGTTGTGGTGGTTCCCGGTTCGATCGAGAACCACTGCGGCCGACCGAGGATCGTGTTCCTTCGGTTGGTCGTGCCGTTCAGGTGAACGGTATGCTTGAACATGTCGATCACAAGCGAGTCCGTGATCGCCAAGGACGTGTTCAGCTTCATCACGTTGCCTGTAGCCGAGTCAACCAAGTAAGGCTGGTCGATCTGCCCACCAATGGTGACTACAGGGTAGGCCGTGTGATTGCCCGAGTTCATCAGCGTCGCACCGTTGGCGGGAACGGACAGACCGCCGAAGCTCAGGTTGAACGCAATGTCGAATCCGATACCCGGATCGACAGCACCCAGGTTGCCAGACCCTACGATCGGGTCGGCATCGTAGATGTACGGCGTCTCGGCAATCATCTGCAACTGGACTGCCGTCTGACCTGTGCGCCGAAGCGTCTCCAGATCGTACTTGGCACCCTGACCTTTAGCGAACACCATCCGCACGGGCTTGTTCGGGTGCTTGAAGTAGAAGGGGTTCGGCGACTTCATCGGACGGAAGTCGTACTTCAGCTGGTCGCAGATCGTGTCAGGGTCGTCCACATCCGCGTAGACGGTTCCTTCCAGCACGATCGTTCGCATCGTCAGGAACTCGGAGTCGAGGTAGCCACCGTCGACACCTTCGTGGTCGTGCGAAGCTGACCGGAACTCACCGCTGTCGAGACCTGACACCTTGGTAATGTCGACGAATGGCAGATCGGCAACAACACCAGCAACGTCTTCGTTCAGCAGTGTGCCGGTGTCACCGAACTGGTACTCGTAGTTGTTGAGTGCAGGTGCAGTCATCAGTCAGCTCGCCTCGCAATCTCCCACCCGAGATCCGCAGCGTGCTTCCGCGGGTTGATCTCCTGTGTCTGGATGAAGAAGTTCTGGTGCACGCCGCCCCCGCCAGTAGTGGTAGAGCCGTGTGGATTCTGGACCCGCTCGTAGCGGCCAGTACCGTTGTAAGCCAAGTTCAAACCTGGCCTCAAGTAACCGCCAGTGTCATACGTACCGACGTGGATACCTGCCGGAGCCATCTTGCCCAGCCTGTTGATCTTCCAGTGCGCACTCCGTGCACCGCCTAGCGCCGACATGAGGTTCGTGCCCAGCGCCAGAGAGTTGTGCGGGTCGCGCTGAAGCTTCTCGGTCATCGACCCGAAGTTCTTGACGATCGCCGTGACGCTCTTGCCACCCGAAGACAGCGTCACGCTCGACCCTACAGGCCAGAAGGCCGACGCTAGTGAGTTCGCCGTCTGCATACCCTGGAGCAGCTGAAGCGGGCTGATACCCATCCGCTCGAAGCCGTCACCGAAGTCCTTCTGACGCGGACGGAACTTGTAGTCCTTCAGCGACGCAATGCCACCCTTAGCGAATCGTCCACCTCGACCGATGCCGCTGTTAGCAGAGCCTGCGACGTGACCAACATCGTAGCTGCCAGGTCCGCGGTTCACGTACTGGACGTAGCTGGAGTGGTTGCCCTCGATCGTTCGCCAGCCAGGACCAACGACCAAGCCCGTGTGGTATCCGTCGAAGAAGGCAACGTCACCAGGACGTGGGTTGCCTCCACCGAGCTTGCCCTTAGAAGCGAACCAGCTCCGGCCCGACGGCACTGCAGCGTAGTGCGGGTAGCGGTTCCGCACACCAGCCTTGTCAGCACACCACGAGACGAACATGGCACACCAGGCTGCCGGGTTGATTCCGTACCAGCGGCCGTACTTGGTGTTGTTCGATCCTGCAGGCTGCTCGCCCTGGCCCAGCTGGCTCTTGGCGACCTGGACGATCTTGCCTCCGCCGCCACCCCAAAGCGCGTCGAGCTTCTTCAGTGCCGGCTCGACTAGCTTGTTGATCATGGCAGCTGGGATGTGGGCGATCATGTCGCCCCAGTTGCCCGAGCCGAGGTTCTTCACACCGCCGTACAGGTCCTTGATCTTGTTGATCAAGTAGGCAGGTCCCATGTTCAGGACCCAGTCCTTCAGGCCGCCGAAGAAGCCTCCGATACTTCCCAGGAGGCCACCGCCGGCAAAGCCGGGAAGCTTGCCCTGGTTGATGGCGTGGATCAGGGGCAAGTACTTCCTCGTCGACTTGGCGTTGACGACGTACTCGTTGTTCGACAGCAGCGCTGGGATCTTGTCACCGCGCTCACCACCAGGCCCCTTGATGCGACCACCGCTAGCAGCCTTGATGGGCGCCAGGTGATCGTTGACCTTGTACTTGCCCAGGCCAACGAGACCAGCAGCGGTGTTCCAGGCCTTCGCAATGCCCTTGTTCCAGACCCATTCGATGATGAAGTTGACAGGTCCGGTCATCGGCTTCTTGATGGTGTTCCAGATCGCTGTGACAGCCGACACACCAGCCTTGAAGCCTGTCTTGATCGCCGACCAGAAGGCACTGAAGCCAGCCTTGAGGTCTGCCCACTTTGACTTGGCAACGCCCCAGATAAGGTCCCAGAGACCCTTCCAGATCGCGATGGTGATCTTCTTGTAGAACTCGAACTGGCCCTTGATGTAACCCCAGCCTGCCGAGATGATTGCCTTAATAACTGTCCAGGCAATCCTGAAGGCAGCAATCGCAAGGTCCCAGTAGGGCTTGAAGAACCCTACGATCCACTTGAGCATCTTCATGATGAAGCCACCGGCCCAGTTCCAGAAGACCGTGATGATGCCCTTGAGGATATTGAACACAAGGATGAACGGGAGCAGTACAAGTGCCAGGTAGAACTTGACGACCAGGATGATCGCGTTGATCGCCGTCATGAAGATGTTGGAGATGACACTCCACGCGCTCTTCAGGAAGCCCCAGATGGCACTGAACGCTGTCGCGAAGGCGTGGTAGACAGTATTCCAGAGGCCGACGAAGAAGCCGCTAATGCCTGCCCAGTGCTTGATGATCTCGTACACGGCTACTGCGATCAGAGCGATCACGGCAATGACTGCCACGATGATCGCGATCAGCGGAAGTAGTCCGATGTCGAGTGCAGCAGCCGCACCAGCCATGATGAACATGGCTCCTGCTGCGATGAGGATGACACCAGCGATAACCGTCAGGACGCTGATGAGAAGCGTAATATACCCGATCCACTTCTTGGTGGTCGGGCTGAGCTTGTTGAACCACTTGAAGATGTCTGTGAAGATGTGGACGACCTTGTTCAAGGCTGGGAGGAGGCCCTCTCCCATTTCGACCTTGAGGATGTCCCAGTTGTTCTTCAACAGCTGCACCTGGCTCTGCGGCTGCTTGAACATGATGTTGTAGGCCTTCTGCATCTCACCGGAAGAATGCTTCATGTCGCCGGTGAGCGAGTTCAGCTGCTTGTAACCCTTAACAGCCGTGTCGAAGAACCTTCGAGCCTGGATCGTTCCACCAGAGCCCTTAAACATGTCCTGCATGATCTCGGCGATCTGGGGAGCCTTCAGGCCGAGCTTCTCGAAGATCTTCCCCGTGTCCGTCATGATCTGATTCATCGGACGGAACTTGCCAGAAGCGTCGACAATGTCGACACTGAGACCACGAACGTTGACGCCTAGGCGCTTCCACCGAGCTGTGGCCTTGTCGCCAATCAGGTCGGCGATGTTGTGCCCGATGCCCTTGAAGTTGTTGATCGACTTCGGGTTCGAGATCGCGTCCAACGCTCGACCGGCCGACGCGGTAGCCATCGCGGCACTCAGACCGTTACGGGTCAAGAACGCCATCATGCCCGCGAGGTCCTGGATGCTCTGCCCAGCACGAACCGCCGACGGAACTGACCGACCGATCGTTGTGGCAAACTCGCCGTAGGTACCGACACCCTTACGCACCAACTGGAACATGACGTCGTTGACCTTATTGACGTCAGTCACCTTCATGTGGTACGCGTTCATGATACCGATGGTAGCGCGCTGCGCGTCCTGAAGGTCAACCTGTCCGGCGACTGCTGCCTTAGCAAACTGCGTCAGTAGCGTCTTGGCGCCTTGCAGGTTGACGTCCATCGAGGAAAAGATGTCGTACAGTGACTTCTGCATCTCTTCGAAGGGGGCCGGGATCGCCTTCGCGACGTCAATGCCCACCTTCTTGATCTGCAACAGGCTGATCTTCTGCTTGTCAACCTGCGTTAGGGTCTTCGCCGACTCCTGGTTGTACTTCGATGCGGCCTGTGTGAAGCCGTACATCGTCTTGATACCTGCAGCACCAACCGCAGCGACGCCAACGCCGATCGAGGTGAGTGCCTTCCCACGCTCGATCGACGCGTTGGCTGCCTGCTTCTGCGCTGCTGTCAGACCATTCATGGAGCGCGTAAGCGAATGCATCGTCCGTGATGCCTCGTCGCGAGCACGTAGCACTAGAAGCAGCTCACGTGTTCCTAGCGCCACTGTCGACTCCTAACGTCTGGACTTAGCTTCCGCTTCACGCTGCTTAGCCTCGGCTTCACGTCGCTTACTGTCGAGCTCTTCGCGTTCCCGCCACGAGCTCTGGACGACGTTGCACACGTAGACCAAGAGGCTGTCCTGCTCCATCAAGCTACCCGGACCTGGTAGGCACCTGAACTCTCGACAGTTCGATGCGAGATTGACGACTGCTGCCACTAGTGGGTCGTCCTTCTGCTTCTTGTCATCGAGAACAATTAGTGACCTGATCCGGTACTCTAGTTTTTTGCTTCGTCCGAGTCCTCGAAGTTGTTCATGCTGTCGATGTACCCGCTGATCTCGTCACCGACCTGCGGGTGCAGACGCGTCACGTCCGAGACCTTGGTGAGGTCGAGCTTCGCACCGTTCTCGTCTTCGAGGTTGTGGTCGACGACGCAGTTGGCGAACTCGAACGCCGCAACCTTGACCGTCTCGGTCTTCAGGTCCATCTCGGCGTTCTTGCCACTGCCCTTGACGGACATCTGCGTCGCGAGCTGCTGACGCTGGAGCTTGTGTCCGTACGACATGCGCCGGAGCTCCACGTAGGCACCGGGAAGGCTTTTCAGGTCCTTCTTGTCGGTGTCGTTGAAGTCGATTACTGCCCTTGGCATCTGGACTCTCCCTCTGAGTCTTGTTACCGGTCCACCGCGGTTCCGAATGGTTCGAAGAACCACACGGCCTCTGGTGTCGTTGCGGGGACAGGATTCGAACCTGTGACCTCCAGCTCATGAGGCTGGCGAGCTGACCGAACTGCTCCACCCCGCACGTCTGTCTAGTCCTTCTCGAACACGCCCACCTCGACGCAGTCCGCGCCCTGAGATGAGATGAACGACTTGGTCCAGTCGACGACCTGCTTCATACGATGTTCTCCTGTGTCTGGACGACGACGGTGTAGGACACGCCGCTCGCGTTGATCGGCGCCTGGTAGGTGATCGACGCCCGCAGCAGGTCGCCCTGGCCACCCAGACCGACCTCGTAGCTGTCCTTGATCGCGGTCGTCATGTTCAGCGTGATCTTGTTGTTCGTGCCCTTGCTGGCCACGAGCGTGATCGACTGAGCGGTCAGCGCCTTGAAGGCGTCGTACTCGGTACGGTCGATGAAGTCCCGCTCCATCGTGAGCTGGACCGAACGCTCGCCGTACTGAACGAACTGGGCACCTCGGCCGGTGTCCTTCAGACGGTACTGGGCCTCGCCGTTGTCGTCGACCTGGAACTCGAAGCCGTCGGCGTCGAAGACCTGGGACGAGGTCGGGATCTGGATGTTGTACTGGCCGGCACCGAACGGGATCGTCGACGGCCACGTGGGCGTCGGCGAAGACTGCGCCGCCTCGTCCTGCCCGATCATGCTGCAGTTGAACTTCAGCATGCCGTCGTCGATGGTGAACGTGAACTGGCTCACCACGAGGCCGACGTAGCCGAAGACCTGGCCGTTGCGAACCACCGTTGCCGACATGGTCTTCGTCGGTACCGCGGCCGCCGTCGGTGTGCAGGTGTACGTGTAGTTCGTCGAGCCGGTCTTGACGACGCTGAGGCGCGAGCACATCAGGAAGTACGGAACGACGTCCTCGAGTGCCTCCATGTTGAGGTCGCCCTCGATGCGTGCGTTACCCGGCACCGCACCGATGACGTCGGCACTCTGACGGATCGGACGCCGCCACGTGGTGTCCTGGACGAACTTCAGCGACTCCGAATCGATCGGGGTGTACTTGGTCGGTGCTGTGTAGACACCCGGCGTCGCCTCGAGGGCGAAGCCCATGAGGCCGCCTGCACCAATTCCGACGCCCATCAGTTACCCTCCCCCTGCTGTCCGGCCGGAGCCTGCTGTCCGCTTTCCTTCATCTGTTCGACTGTGATGCCTGCGATCTCGACTTCGTCGAGCGCCGGGCCCAGAACCGTCTCACGGCTGAGGAGTTGGCCCGTCTCCGGATCGGTCTTGTCCTTGATGTGCCCGTTCAGCGTCCGGAAGAGCTCGGCCTGCTCGTCGCTGATCTTGTATGACTTGCCGTTCTGGAGCTCGCCCAGGCCCGTGATGCTGACCTTGCCGTCCGGGGCGAGGTTAGGCATGTCAACCGAAAGCTTGAATGCCATCTAACCCTCCTACATGGTGGCTGAATAGGGAAGCAAGGTCTGACTACGTGCTCGGAAGGTGAGACGCGAGGCACTCATCAGGCTCCCTCCTCGATCTGCAGTGCCAGGCTCGTTGGAGATAACCATGCTGTCGATCACAAGGCCACCCAGCTGAGCATCTTCATGCAGCACTGCTTCTACCGCCTCGGCCCTCCTCATCGCGTTCCGGGCGTTCTCCTGCACGTCAGCGATCTTGTCGTGGTAGACCATGACGTACATGTCCATCGTGTTCATCGAACGCCGAGGCGCACCGTTGTACTCTCTACTCTTCGGTGCCCCTTCGACAGTGATCGCAGGAGTCCTGGGGAGCTTGGTACTTGCGTCATCGCCAAACCAGACGTCCTGGACGCCCAGTTCCGCCTTGCGTCCGTCCAGCAGCTCGAAGACGTAGTTCGTGTAGACGTAGATGCTGTCCGTAGGAGCGAGCGTCATGCCAACCCCCTCGAGCGCTTATATGCCTGAGAACGTTCCATGCGCTCGATGAACCAGTTCTCGAACACCTTCTCGATCGCGTCGTAGTCTTCGCCCTGGATGAGCACGAATGGCCGCGGAGGGATGTTTCCTGCTGCTGCCGACTTCCCGCTCTTGACGAGACCTGCCTGCTGAACCTTACCGTACCAGATCTTCTCCGGCAGATCGGTGATAGCCGCCTGCGTCTCGTTGATCGACCAGATGTTGAACTGCTGGATCGTCTTCATCAGCTTGCCGGAACGGATCAGCGGAGGGCCAGCGTTGAAGCCGTAGTACCTACGGAACTTCTCCGTCTCCGGGGTCAGCGGCTGCCACTTGTCGGGACGGCCACCAGCACGGAAGTTCTTCTTGAAGCTAGGCGCTAGCACCTGCTGGATCGACCGCTTCAAGGGCTCTCGGAAGGACCTGATGTCCAGCCCGAGCTTGTCGATTCGCTTGGCGCTGAGACCGATGCTTGGCTTGAACTCGAAGCTGAGACCTTCATCGATCCGGAGGCCCTTGACAGGAGGCTTTGGTGGCAATGCAACCTCCTAGAAGATCTGACCCATGGTGAACTTGGGAGGGCCATCGGATGGGAACTCGTTCGAAGGAAGGTTCGCCGAGCTTACATCGGTGGGGAAGAACTCGGGCTCAGACGTCGGAGGCATGCCGGGGATCTCGATGATGTCGATCGAACCGTCGATCAGACCATCCAGGAGATCGTCAGCCATCCGGCGGAGCCTGTTGGCGTAGTCATTGCTTTCGGACGTCTCGCTGTACTGCCGGTCGTAGAACCAGCCGGCGTAGTACATCGAGATGATCTTGCGGACGATGCTCGGTGTGGTGTCTGAGTCGATCCACGTGAGCGCGTCCACCGGGTAAATGGTGACGAGCTTGCCGATGACCATGGTGGACATCTGCGACTCGAGATCCGCGTCGAGCTGGGGGAGGGACAGCTTGGTCGTTTCCAACCACGCCTGAGCTTCTTTCAGGGTGATGTGCGTCGCCATGCTGTCCCTCCCAGTCTCAGTTCTTCAGCGCTGCACGGCAGGTGAACGTGACGTTCGTCCCGCCCGCCAGTGTCCAGGCCAGACGGAGCAGCGGAGCGGGGATGATCGTCAGGCCGCCGTAGTAGGCACCCGTCGTGATGTCCGTCGCGCCGCCCGTCAGGAGGAGCAGAACCGCTCCGGTACCAGAAGCGGCACCGAACCAAGTCGTCCCTCCGTCCTGGCTTCCCTGCAGGAAGAACTGGTAGTTGGTGAACGTCCCCGTCTTGGCGGAGATGTTCAGGACCATGCCGAGCTGCTTGTAGCCGCTGGCGTCGAAGCTAGCTCCGTTGCCTGTGGCTGTGGCAGGCTGAGTCCCGACGGGGACGGCGACGACGTCTTCGTAGAGAGCCATGCGTCACCTCCGGAACATTGCGCTGGCGGAGAACGTGAGGTTCGTACCGCCGGCGGTGACCCAACCGAGCCTGACGAGACCACCCATGAAGAGCGTGGTCGAGAACCAGAGCTTCTCCGTGCCGACCAGGTCCGCCGCCGCTCCGACCGAGCCGGGGCCCAGAGGCGCGGCCTGCGTACCGATGCCGGACCAGTTGGAGCCACCATCGAGGCTGACCTGAAGGCCGAACAGGTAGGAGGTGAAGGTGCCGGTCTTGGCCGTGACGTTGATGAACACGGACGCCTTGTCGTAGGCGCTCGCGTCCACCGTCAACGTGCCGTTACCGGCACCCACCGCTACCTGGGAGCTCGCCTTCAGCGTGTAGACGTCGCTGACGAGTCCCATGAGTTAGGCCTTCTTCGTCTGCTCGGGCGTGGCCGCCTTCACCGTCGCCGGCGCCGGAGGCTTGTCGGCCGGAGGGGTCGGCGAGGGCTTGTTCGTCCCCGTGTCGCCCGCGGCCTTCGTGGTCGTGTCGCCCGCGTCCGGCGTCGGCTCGGGCTTGTCGTCCGCGGACGACTTCTCGTCCTTGGTGTCCGACGAGCCGCTCGTGGCCGCCTTGTGGGCGAGCTCCGCCGCGGAGAGCTGGGCCGGCTGGTCGTTCTGCGCCGACTGCTCCGCGATCGTGTCTCGCGCCTCGGCCGCGGCCTCTTCGAGGACGTTGGGGTCGTTCTGCGAGTTCTTCGGAACGACGACCTGGTGCTCGACCATGTACTTCCACTGCTCGAGGTCCCAGTCCGCCGGGTTGACGACGTCGCCGGGCTTGTAGGCACCCAGCTCGCCGTACGCGACGTACTCCTTCGGCTTGTCCGCCATCTCGTTCTCCCTTCTCAGCCCAGGAAGCCGGAGCTGAGGACCGAGGTGAACAGGAAGCCGCAGATCGACTTGCCGTTCGTGTCCACGCCGATCATCTTCAGGTCGTAGCGACGCCGCGTCCGGATGATGTCCGACGCCCGACGCTCTTCCCTCCAGCGGTCGACGATCTGTGCCTGGGAGCCGAAGCCCCAGACGAACTCGTAGCCGTACGCCGGCACCTTGAGACCCGGGCTCGGCGGGTTGTAGGCCAGCACGACCTCGTTGTTCCAGAGGTACGAGATCGCCAGGGTCTGACCCGGGTTGTTCGTCGCGTAGCCGAAGCCGGGGACGACGACCTTGTTCAGACCGAGGAGGCTCGCGACCAGGTCGGGCGTCAGGACGGCGCGCTCGACGTACTGGATGCGGTTGAGGAGGTCCTGGCTGTCCTCCAGCGCCGACATGACCCGGTAGGGGATCACCGCGACGTTGGACTCGAGGAAGGACGTCTTGTGGAGCAGCCGCTGCGCCACCCGGATGTCCCGGATCGGCGTCGCGTTGTTGTACGAGTCCCACTGCGGGCCGAAGCCCGTGGTGGTGCCCGGAACCGCCTGCAGCGCCGTGGCGTAGTTGGACGCCGTGGTCGCGAACGAGTAGATCCGGTACTCGCGGCCCAGCGCCACTCGCGAGGCGAGCAGCTCCGCGCCGTCGGCGTCGGGCGAGAACGGCGTGTCCGCGTTCTCACGCTCCTCGTCCGTCACCGCGATCTGGAGCGCGTGCTCCTGTGCGTAGTAGGTGTCGAGCGAGACCTTCAGGCCCGGGATCTCGTTCGCCTCGGTGCCCGGGGCGCGGGCGTCGTCGAGTGCCGGGTACCAGCCCTCGCGACCGTTGTAGATGTAGTACTTGTTGGACTGCTTCTGCACCGTGACCGGCGGGAACAGGACGTCCCCCACCAGACCCTCGTTGTGCCACATGACGCTGATGTTGGTCAGCGGCACATCGTAGTGGATGTTTCCCGATCCCGAAGGAGCGTAAACGGTCATCGAACCTATCCTCCTTCCAGGTTACGGGAGAGCCGGGAGACCCGGCGTGAGCAGGACGCTGATGTAGTCGCCCTGGGCGCCGGAGACGCCCATGGTGACTCCGAACGGGACGTTGCCCGTGGTAGCCGCCGCGATGGCCTGCTTCGCGGTACCGGACGCACCGGGCATCACGCGCGTGCCGATGGTCGCCAGAGCGGCGCCCGCGACACACTGGGCGACGCCCATGATGAGCACCGACACGTACGCCTTGCCGGTGTTGACCTTGGCCGCGTCCAGGTCCTCCAGGACGACGCCGACGATCCGGTCCGTGGACGCGGAGCTCAGGGCCACCTGGGTGGGCTGGAGGGTCGAGCCCGCGGCCGCCACGACGAGGTCGCCGCGGTTGTAGGCCACGTTGCCGCCGGTCGCCAGGAAGCTCTTGGCGAGGACGTAGTTCATGCCTTCCATCAGACACCGTCCTTGATGTAGCTGTCCTGACGGACGGCCTGCACGAGGTCGGGGCGGTCACGCGCGATGTGCTTGTACGCCTCGGTGTAGCTGAGCTCCTTGTCCGCTTCCTGCAGCTTGCGGATCTCGGCGGCCAGCGTGGTGGTGGCGGAGACGGACTCGCCGGTCTTCTGCCAGCCCTTCTCGGACAGGTCGACGACGCCGAGGTCGATCGTCTTCTTGTACGCGGACAGGACCTGCTCGCCGAGCTCCTTGTTCGAGCTCAGGAGGATCGCACGCAGCTGCTCCTTGACGGCCGGCGGCACGGCGAACTTCTTGCCCTTGTCGAGGTCGCCCAGCATCTTGTCGACTTCGATCTCCCGAAGCGACTTGGCCTGCTGCTCGATCTTCAGCGCCTGGGACTCCATCAGCTGCTTCAGGAGCTCGACGGCCGGCGAAGAGACCGCGGCGTCGTTGAGCTGGGCCAGAAGCGCCGGGATGTCCTTCTCCGAGAACTCCTTGGTCGGAGCCGGAGGCGCCGGGGGAGTCGGCGCGGGCGGGGTCGGAGCCGGCGGCGTCGGAGGTGCCGGCGGCTGAGTGGTCATGGCCTCGTGGAGCGCCTTCAGCGTCGTGAGCTTGGTGTTCACGACGTCGTCGGGAGCGTCCTCCGCAAGACCCAGGGCGGCACGGAGTGCCTTCGGGTCCATCAGACCTCCTGAATTCGGATCGGTCGGTGTCGGCGTCGGCTGGTTGATGGCCAGCTCCGACAGGTTGACGGGCAGGATGTCCTTGAGGAAAGGACGGTTGGTAAGAGCGCCGCCGAACATGACGTTCTTGTGCGTCTTGCCCGTCTTCGGGTGCTCCCACTCGTCGGCGAACTCCGGCGAAAAGTACTTGTAGGACTTGTTCGCGATGGCTTCCTTGGCCTTGGGTGTCCAATCGACTTGGACGCTCAGGCCCTTGCCCTTCTCGTACTTCGCGTCCTTGATCCAGCCAGCCGCTTCGCCACTGAACATCTTGTGATCGTAGTCGATGTCCGGCTGAACGTCACGGACTCGCTTCTTGACGCTGTCGGCAAAGCCCTGGAGCTTTTCCTCGTCGAAGTTGATCTCGCCGAACAGGGGGTGTTCGTACTTCCCCTCGGTGAAAGCCTGGATCCACGTCTCGGTCGACGAGTCGTCGAACTTGACGCCCTCCAGGTCCACCCAAATGCCATACTGGCGAGCCATTGCACCTCCCTTGCTAGTCTCATTATATAGGGTTGCCTTACTGGAAGGCAACGGATTCGGATATAATAGTTACACGTTAATGCCGATGTGACGAATTCACCCCGGCAAAACCGCGTCCCCGGATGACTCGAGGAACCACACGGCCCCTCTATCCGATGTCACTTAGGTGCCGCCTCCAGGCAGAACACCAGGACGAAGAAGAACACGCCAAGGTTGAACCACGGCACGCGCGCCACCATGCCCTCTGGGCGTGGCGGGAACGGGACGACGAGGATCGAGATGGCCAGACAGACCACCGAGAGCAGGAAGAGAACGAATTGCCAGGTCATGCTATCTCCTTAGAGATTCGGACTACATCGTAGCCGTTGTTGGGGAACGTTTCCTTTGTGGCGTTCAGGAACGTGACCTCCCATTCTGCCAAGAAGACGCCTGCGTCGGCGAGATCTGTGGACTGCCAGCTATATGATACCTGTCCCTTGTTGTTGATCTGGTCTGGATCGACGGTCGCGTTGGCAGTGATGACAACGTTCTCGTCTTGGTCCATCATGTGAAATCGAACGGTAGCTCCGACGAGCGACACAGGATCGCCGTCGCCATCGAGCAGAACAGCAACGATCGCGGGAGCGGTGTCACCCTGCTTGAACCAGTAGTCAGTCATACCGTCTCCGTAGACGTGGCGAGCTCGACTCGCTTGGTGGTCGTGTAGCCATAGCCCTCGGTGACGTCGGGCCGTGTGGTTGATGTACTTCCCGGCATTGTGGGCGGCAGGCCTGGAGGAAGAATGATTCGCGCAGTGTCGAACTCGTTCGCCAAATGAATCGGACGCTTACGTACCGCACGCATCCCAATTGCAGTTGAGGCCTCATTTGCAACTGTTATAGAACGTTTCTTGATACGCCCGATACCGATTGCGCTTGAGGCCTCAACGACAACGTTCAGCGCCTTACGCTTCACCTTGCCGAAGCTTATTGGCGTGTTGACTTCCCCTGCAACGCCTAGCGTCCGAACGTGAGGATGGCCAAAGGTGATGGCACTGTCAGTCTCAGCAGGGACACCTAGCCTGTGCGCCTTCGTCCCTCTGATGGTGATAGCCAAGTCAGGCTCGAACGCGGTACCCAAAGACTTAGCATGGGCGCCCTTTATAGACACAGTGCTTGAGGCCTCAACAGCGGTGCCGAGTGCCCTTGTCTTCCGACGTAGGAATGCGATACCTGTGTCAGCTTCAGCCACAACGCCCAGGACCTTGATCTTACGCTTGCCTAGGGCGATCAGCGAATCCGTTTCGGATGCGACACCCAGTGCGTGGCTGCGGTACTTGCCTAGCGTGACCGCCGAGTCAGTCTCCGCCGGAGTCCCCAGCGTATGACCCTTGAAGCAGTGTAGCGCGATGGCAAGGTCAGGTTCGAACGTCCAGTTGATCGTGCGGCGCTTCTGTGCCGTGCGTGCGACTGTGGAGTCTGTTTCACCAGCAACGCTGATCCCCTTCAGCTTCTGGCGGCCTAGGGTAATGAGGGAGTCAGTCTCAAGGCCTACGCCCAGAGTCCGCTTCTTGGTGATGGTGAAGTGGTTAGCCGAGTCTGTCTCCGTTGCCACGCCGAGTACGCGGGAGACGATCTTGCGAACGGTAGCGGTGACAGCTGTATCAGTCTCGGAGGCGACCCCGACAGCAAGTCTCTTTCGGACCGTAAGATGTACTGCGGAGTCAGTCTCAGGCGCAGGGTGCAGGAATCGAAGCGTGAGTGCCGAGTCTGTCTCTACAGAGACACCGAGCACCTTGATCTTGCGCTTGGCAAGTGCGACGCCGGTGTCCGTCTCAGTGGCAACACCCAGAGCCTTGCCCTTGGCAGCCATGAGATGGAGGCCCTGATCGGCCTCAACACTGCCGTCGAGTGGGTACGCACGCGCAGGCTTGTCCGCAACGCCAGAGTCAGTCTCCGTGGGGACACCAAGTGCGTGCGAATGGGCGGGCCGTGTGGAGACTGCGGAGTCCGTCTCCGTAGAGGTGCCCAGAGTCCGTCGCCAGTAGTGCCCGATGGCAACACTGGAGTCCGTCTCGACAGCTACATGTACTGCATACCTTCTCGCAGGCTTAGTCGTTACTGCCGAGTCCGTCTCGGTGGCTACGCCCAGTGCCTTACGCTTCGTCCTACCTAGCGTAACGGCGGTGTCGGTCTCGGTGATCGTCTGTGCACGGTAAGCGCGGCCAGGGCGAACAGTGATGGCTGTGTCTGTTTCAGTGACAAAGCCTAGCGCCCTAAGCTTGACGCGCCCCAGAGTGATCGACGTTTCCGTCGACGTGACAACGCCGATTGCCTTGCTCTTCAGTGGCTGGATCGGCCAAGCGATGTCAGACTCAGTGGCAAAGTTGACGCCGAGTGTGTGCGTCGTCTGTGCCGTACCGTCAGGCTTGATGCGCCGTACCCTGGAAGGATAGCTACGACCAAGACGTGCCATAATCCCTCCTAGTAGGTCGAGGCTCTATTCACTGCCTGGTTGTACTGTCTGATCCGAGGAAAGTTCGCCTGTGCAGGAAACGTTGCCAGCGCTCCCACGTACACACTGGTGGAGGTGATACCCACCTGTGCCTGTAGAGGAGTGGTTGCTCCCGTGTACTGCCAGATGACTTGGAGGGCACGGTTGGTGGAAGCTGCAGCAGTCTCGACTGATGGACCACCGATCCACGGAGGGGAGATCGTGATTGTACGTCCTACACCGAAGCCCAAGGCACCGTACGCTAGGTTGTAGTTCTGGGCCAAATCACTCGTGGTGCCCGAGTTGGGCGTGCCCGATGCCAGATTGCTAGAGTTGTCATTGACGGCGACTTGGTCAGGAGGTGCGGGGACGAACAGGAGATCGTCGAAGGCATCCCACTGCAGAGCCCAGCGACTTCGGGAGACCGACAATGTGACTGTGATGGTGTCGCTTGTGGTCAACGCCGTAGTGAGGGGCACGTCTGTGGAGAAGATGCCTAGGGCGAAGGTATTGTTACCGTTACCCGCACCGGCGATGAAGTTTTGGTAGTACGAGTTGCCCTTGCTGTCGGCAACGGAAGTGACCGTAGGGAGTGCAGCAACGCTGTTCTCCCAAACGATCGCCCCCACCAGCATGCGTCCTGCAGGGATAGCAACAGTCGGCGTCACGGACCCTGTGGTCGAGTTCGTGATAACCGTGTTCGTCCCTACTAGGGTGCGGGTCATTCTTCCCAAACGATGTACGGGTAGGCGTTGACCGACGCGCCGGCGGTAACGCGAATGCGGAGGTACTTGTTGGCGACCACCAGGAACTCCCTGCCGAGGGGGAACTGCATGTCGTAGCCGGTGGTCGGATTGACAAGCTGTGCATCGCCCACTCGCGTGGCGGTGATGGTCCCTTCCGCCGATGCGTTGTAGCCGGAAGCGGCAGTGCTGAGTGTTGCAGTCGACGCGTCTTCGCTGGGGTTCGAGTACTTGACAACGTCGCCGGCACCGTACGCGGTGACTGTGGCTGCTACGTCGGTCTGCAGCAGCTCGCACTTGATGGGGGTGTTCGAGGCATTGGTGCCATCGAATGAGATCCCCCACTCAACGACACGCAGAGTCCTAGTAGCGTTCAAGACCTGGATGAGCGTCTTGATTGCCGTCCCAGTCGCAATGGTGGCCTGCGCCGCTGTCGTAGGCGCAGGACCACCAAAGACCTTGTAGAGGTTCCCCATCAGGCGGCCTTGAAGAATCCGTTCGTCGCGATCTGGGCGACGATGTCGGAGCCGTCCGGGGTGACGACGAAGTCGTGGCCGGTCAGCGGGATGATGTTGGAGTCCGTACCGGCGCCGGTGTCGTTGTCGTAGCACACGAGCAGCTTCGACCAGGCACCGCCGGTGGCCGCGACTCCGGTCCAGGTCTGGTCGGGGAGCTTCAGCAGCACCCAGTTGTTCGTGTCGTCCACGGAGGACGCGAGCGTGGCGGTGATCGCGGTGTCGTCGAGCACCTTCCGCGCGTAGCCGACGTTCGTGGCCTCGTCGTTGGCCGCCGCGAGCAGCGTGGCGAGGTCGTCGTAGTCCTGGAGCACCGAGTCGGCCTCGATGCCGGTCGTCTTGATGGCGACGATAACGAGCGCGGAGGTCGAGACCACGTTCGACTTGACTCGATCGTAGTACCCCGCCACGCTCCCCTTGGCGATGTTGAAGACGAAGTCGGACATCTACCCCTCCACGAGGTTGTTGTTACTGTCGGTACCGTTTACCACCGTGACAGGGATAACGGTGTAGGTGACTGGCGGGTCGACGTTGCACCGGAGCTGGAGACCACCTGTGTAGGGATCGACAGCCCAGCCAATGATGGTGTTGGCGTCGAGCCCGTTGTTGACGACCTGCGCTATGATCTGTTCGGGTGTCATTTGCCGCTACTGTCCCGTCCTGCGTTGCCCTTAGGCGGTCGAGCTGATGGCGGTGCCTGGCGCGGCGGTCCCACCTTCGGCGGGGCAGGCTGGTCAGGCGCGTTGGGGTCGTTGCCCGGAGGCTTCGGTCCCTTGGGTAGTGGCTGCGGATTGCCCTCGGGTGTCGTGCCACCCTGAGGCGTCGGTGGGAGCCTGGTCGTCTCTTCGTCGATCGGAGGCAGACCCATCTCGTCGCGGATCGCCTTCTCCAGCTCGTCGTCGGGCCGGATGACGTTGGCGCCGATGTAGTTACGGACCGCAAAGCTGAGCGTCCGCCAATCCGCCTGCTCGCCAATCCGACGTGCCTTGAGCTTCGGGAACCCGCTGCCCACGTTGGCCCAGTTGAAACGAACCAGCTGCGGGATGGCGTGCAAGTTCATCGTGTCCAGGAACTGCGAAGCGATGAACCGCGTCCCCTTCAGGAACAGCGCCTGGTCCTCTTCCTTGGTCGTGCCGCCGGTACCGATGAACTCGGCCAGGATGTTCTGCCGGATCTGCTTGTCGTGGTGCTCGATCGACTCGATGCAGTTTACCGGCTGCCCTGCGATCTGGGCAAACTCGAGCTCCCAGTTCGGCGGAAGGACAACATGTGCACGCTCATTGGTTCGCAGGTTACGACCAAGCTCGTCAGCGAGGATGCGATCCTCGTTGGTGAAGTTGGGAGGGAGCTTGATGACTGGGATGCCGATCCCGTGTCGCTCCTTCTGGATCGCGTCGATCTTGTAGAGGTTGTCCTTGTAGTACCAGTGCTTGTAGGCGGATCGAAGGATCGAGATCCCCTCGATGTTGCCCGCTTCCTTGTCGTTGCTGAAGACCAGGAGCTTGTCGATGGGGATGATGACATCATCGATCTGCGGGCCAAGTCCTGGAATCGTTCCGCCGACGATCGACGTCGCGAACTCGTTCTGAGGCCAGAACGCAGCCGCCGCAGGGCCTCCATTGTCATCGAAGAACCATTCCTTCACGTCCATCGGGTGCCTGGGCGCGAACTTCTTCCAGACGATCTTGCCCTTGGCAAGTGGGTCCTCGGTCACGTTCTCACCAAAGTCGAAGACCTTCTCGAAGAAGTAGTAGCCGAAGTCCAGCGAGAGCATCGACTCGATCAGGAACTGGGACCAGGAAAGACTCATCCAGTCCGTCAGGTTCTTCCAGACAAAGTTGGCGATGTTCTTGTCCTTCGCGGAGTCCGAGGCCGGCTCCATGAAGTAGTTCGCCGCGAGGATCGGAGTCTTGACCAGTCGCAGGGTGCCCTTGACCGTGCCGTCGTTGCGCCGCATCTTGTCATAGATGCGAAGTCCGTCGAGGCCAAGCAGGTCAAAGTTGTACTCCTGCCGCACCCACGAGGTGAACGGCGACGGAGCAGAGGTGCCGATCTCTCGGAGGTCCACCTGCGACGTAGGAATCGCGGCCAGCTGCTTCGGGGTGACGACAAGGTACTCGTTGTGAGCGCCGACGATGTCGTAGTTGTCGACGATGTCCTGAAGCGGGACCTGCGGAGCCTCCTCCAGTACCGTCATTAGAACTCCTTTGACCGTGTAAAGTACCCACCAGCCCCAGGTGTCAGCACCAGGTCTGACTGAGGCGTGGGGCTCGGACGTCCTGCCACTAGTGCCGGCGGGTCTTCCGTAATGACAGATCCTGGAATCACCGTACGTCCTGCCCAGTCTGGCCTGTACACCTCGTTCAAGTGGTGCTGCACGCCAAGCTTGTACAGGTGCATCAGTGCGTACCGAAGAGCGTCGATCGTGTGATCCTGAACCTTGTGGCCGAACTCGGGAACGTTCTGCCCCTTCACAGGCTCCTTGGACCGGTAGTTGTTGATCTCCTTGATCGTGTGCCTACATGAGTGGTCGACGTAGAACCCTGGCTGCTCTTCAGCCGGTGTTCCATACTCGTCAATGATGAGCAGGCCACCAGGGTTCGGTCGATCGCGCATGAACGACCGCATCAAGTCGATGCCGTCACGCCAGTTGGCCTTAGCTTCCGTGTCGGCAAGACAGGCCACCAGGTGCTGCGACACATAGGCAGCCGCCTCAGGGTCAGCTGCATCACCGAACGCCCCGTCCAACCTGTAGCCTTCCGGCTGCGGGCGGTCCTTGAGGATCCGAATATGCTCTTCCAACAGCGTGAACGACTTGTAATGCTCCCGCCAGACCCAGATGCGGTCCCACGGGTCAACCTGGAACTCGACCGCCGCTAGCGGGTTCGTGTAGCCCCAGTCAAAGGCGATGTAGTTCTTCCACTCTGGATTGAAGACGTGCTTCTTGACGTGCCGCGTCTCGTCAAACTCCGGGAAGATCTTACCGACGAACGATGTGAAGTCGGCACCGATCTCCTGCTCGAACCATTCCTCGGTGGTGTTGTCCTTCAGGTCGATGATTTCGGCATCTTCTCGACCATCGGGATACACTGCCGTATTGGCCCATGACGGGAATCTCCAGCTCTCGTACAGCGGCTTGTCGGGATTCTGTCCCAGCAGCCAGACGTCGTAGAGCCAGTTCTGCCCTTCAGGAGTCGTGGGAAAGGTCGCCCAGCCCCTCTTGTCAGCCAGCGAGGGTCGGATGAACCTTTCCCACGTCTCCTTCTTCTGCTTGGCCGCCTCACTCATGACCGCGCCGTCTAGAGCTTCACCAACCAAGAACTCCGGGTGGTCAGCAGAGCGGACTTCCAGCCGAGTCCCCCACGGGAACTGAATGTACATGTCGCCTTGCTTCTTGTTGTACGCCTTCTTCACACGCTTCTCACGGCCGAACGCCTGCCCAACGATCAGGTCGTCCCATACAACTCGGAACTCCTTCTCCGCCAGGTCGTACGTCGGACCCACGATCCAGAAGCGCTTGTTGTGCAGGAACAACGACGGCTCCAGGTCACGCCCGGCCATCGTGCTCTTGCCGAACCGCCTCCCACAAACGGGAACGCGAAAGCGCGCCTTCGAGTCATGGTACAGCCACTGCTGTGGATGTGGCGTGTATCCAATCTTCTCGAAGAACGTGCGCTTCGCGTTCCCCGGCATGAGCTAGCGGGTCCGGCGCCCGCGGCGAGCGACGCCCTTCGGCGCACCCCCACTCGCTCCGGAGCTCTTCATGGAGTTGTACCCGCCCTGGCGCGCCCCGGCCTTCGCCGGCGCCACGCTCTTGGCGCGCTGCTTGCCACCGACTCCGCGGCCCATCTTTCCGGCCGGCATCGGCGCCGCGCCCCTCTTCATGGCGCCCGCCTTCCGCGCGCCACCCTTCCTGCGTGCCATCGTCCAACCCCTTCCTCAGAACGACTAAAAGAACCACACGGCCGCTTAGTCCTTGTTCGGGTCCCTGCCTTCGGTAGCGGTCTTCAGCTCGCTCTCCAGTTCATTGACAAATGCAGAGAGCTTGTTGTCAGACGCCAGCGACGCATCCTCGCCGACCTTGCCCAGCACTCGCTCCATGACGTACTTCGACGCGTCGAGCGAAGTCCGGTCCGACGTAGAGTTGACCGCGATGTCGATGATACGTTGAGTTACCCGAACCAGGTTTTCCCGCATCAGTCGCCTTGCGGTGACCTCTTCGGTTTCGTTCGGGAACAGGTTGGCTTCGAGGTTAAAGGCCGCCAGAGCCTCCGGGTCTAGGTTGAAGTCATCAGCCATTTAACGGCCACCTCCTTCTGACCTTATTATATCTGGTGTCGTTTTCTAAAAGCAAGCTATGTCTAACACGTCGTAACCCATGGATTTCAGCTCGAGCAGCGCATCATTTAGAACAAGCTCTAGACGAAGTTCTAAACAACCCTAACAGGATGTCCTAGCTCCCTTGGTGTGTTAGGGTAGGGGTTTAGAACGATCATTTAGAACAGCTGAGAACGATTCTCAGGAGAACAAGAGACCACCATATCGCGTGGTGCTGCGTGGTAGGTAACGGATAGTCACACACGGTCTAGGTCTTCGGGGTTGCCTTGGCCGCCGGTCGACAGGGTTGTCTGTTGTCGTCGACAAGGTTGCTTGTTGTCACTGTCGTCGTTGGATTATGTAACACATGCAGTGTGATTGAAAGTCGTAGGTAGGGGCCTTTAAAAGATCTTGATGTCATATTAAAATATAATTAATAACAAAATAAAAAACTAAATAAAAATAAATTAATATTTATTTACGATTCTTGATAACTAAATATCTACTACACCTACCTTACTA